ACGCTCTCATGTCCATCGCCATTTTATTGGTGATCATTTTTGCCCTGAGTGCCAACAAGAATATCAGCAACTACCAGCCCATGCCTATTATTATCAAGACTGTGAATGAAAAGTCCATGTTTGATCTTGAGAACAAGATTGAATGTGCCCCTGGTCAGGGTAAGGAGGGTAGTGCTTACACCACCGGTCTCACCCCCGGAGGTGTTTGCGGTGCCCAACAGCTTGTCGGTGAACACGCTGGGTATGCCATCGAGGATGGAATTGGTGGATCTTTAATCTAAGCTAACTATAAATGGCGACCCCAGATCTCAACTATGAATATCACACCATCACGATTGATTCGATTGGTCAAAGTAGTGCGAACACCTTCACATGTTACCTTCAACAACCACTGAAAAATGTTGTTCAGGCTAAATTATTGGGTGCTCGTATTCGGACAACCACCGCTACGGAACATTGTTATGTCTCGATAGATGAACTCGATTCTATTTTTTCTGATCGCGCCTCTAATGTACTCACTGGTCAGGCTTCTATGAGCGTTCTTAGAGGTTCATTTGCCAGTATCGTCTCCGATGCCTCTGCTGTGGTCAAATTTAAAGATGAGTATCCTATTTTCACTCAGTACATAGACCCCATTCGCCGTTTAGATCGATTCACCGTTACAATTCGTAACCAAGATGGTAATACGATCACCCGTGCGACCGCCTCGGATAAAAATATTTTAGTCCTCCGATTTATGTGTATGAAAGGTAATATGTAATTTTTCTCCCGTTAAAGTAGTATACCATGTCTGCAGGTGTTGTTCAATTGATTGCTATAGGTGCCCAGGATATGTACATCACAGGTAATCCTGAAATATCTTTCTTCAGTTCAACATTCAAGCGACATGCTAATTTTTCACAGTCCATTGAAAAACAAACCATCCATGGAGCAGTGAAAAACAATTCTATGTCCAGTGTTCAATTCGAACGATCTGGCGACCTTCTAGGCTATACCTATTTTACAATCGACGATACCACAAAGGCTCTCGATACATCCAATTGGGGGTCCATCATCGATAAAGTAGAGCTTCTGATAGGCGGATTTGTGGTTGACACACAAGATTCAACCTTTACAGAGAAGATTGCCATCGATACATTCGCCCAAAACGTATCTAGAAGTGCGAATGGTACACACCCGGGTGTGAGCGCTCGATCGTATTTCTACCCTCTTCGCTTTTTCTTTTGTGAGGGGCCTCAATGTGCTTTACCACTCGTAGCCCTAAACTATCATAATGTCGAAATCAGGATCCATTGGGCGAATGCAGTCTCTAATTACAATGTTGAATGTTTCACCAATTACTATTACCTCGATAACGAAGAGCGTGGAAACATCGCCTCTCGTAAGCACGATCTCTTAATTACCCAAGTACAGAAAAACATCCCCTCGAACTCTATAGTTCAAGAACTCACATTTAACCACCCAGTGAAGTATCTCGCATCCTCAGATACGACAACAGATGGTGCTCTCACATCCCCCACAAACAAAGTTAAATTAAACATAAATGGTCTCGATGTAAGTAACTATAAATGGGGTAAACCACATTTTATAGACGTCGCCAGTTATTATCACACAAACTTTGTAACATCTCCCGATTTCTTCCTGTATCCGTTCTGTCTTTCGACGAGTTCTCTTCAACCTACAGGGACTCTTAATTTCAGTCGTCTTTCTTCAGCGAAGATCATGAGTGAAGACTTACCTATCAACGATCCGATATACGCGGTGAACTATAATATCTTGCGCATTGAGAATGGTATGGCGGGTCTTCTCTATGCGAATTAAAATGACATTCTATATTAAATGGTCAAGAACTTGCCGACAGTGGAACGTTCCACCAAGATTAGGTTCGGTAAAAACTGTACCGAGGACCAGGCGGAAAATACGATTGTGTTCAACGCGAGTGATGAACAACTCGAGATACCCTTCGGAGATTCTGTGTACATGACACCCTTGCGTATACGTACAGATCTCACAGATAGGAACATCACTGTTTTGGCGTATAACCAAGTGACCAAAGAAGTGATGGATTCTGCCGCTATTGCTGAAGATATTCTCAATTTCTCACTCGAAGCCGCTGTGATTAACGGTAATGTTACCGCAAATACAGTCTCGTTCAATAACGCGATTACTTCTGTCACGACTCTCTCCAATGTTGGTGTAGCTAATGGATCCCCCATTCACACACTCGATGTAGGTTCGACATTTAATATAGACATTGAAGGTTCAAACCTTCTCACTGTGTTAGGAAACACATACGTTCAAGATAATTTAGTGGTGGATGGGAACATGACTGTGAATGGTGCACTCACGACGGTGAATACGGTAAACACAGTCGTGAAAGATCCAATCATAGAACTCGGAAAATATAACGTCTCCTCAGATCTCGGTATCATCATGTATCGCCCATTGTCGAATGTCGCCATGGGATTTCGGGAAGGATCGGATGAACTCGTACTCGCATACACGGACAGTAGTTCATATGGTTCGGTGATTGTTCCAAACACAAATGAAACACTCGATGTTCGAGTATACGGTCGAGTCCTCACAGAGTCCAATGTTGGTATTTTGAATGCGACACCAACACACACATTGGATGTTGGGTCAAACCTTTTCGTGGATGAATTTGGTTCTAATATTCTGTACGTGACTGGAAATACACACACGACAGATATTCTTTCAATTGGAAACAAGGTTGGAATCAAAGAAACTGATCCTGACGCGGAACTTCATGTAGAGGGTAATGTGTATGTGTCTTCAAACTTGACCGTTGATGAAGATACTCTACATGTGGATACGATTGCACACTCTGTAGGAATTGAGACCAAGCAACCTGATGCCAATTTACACGTTGTTGGTAATGTCTATGTTTCCAGCAATTTGACCGTTGATGAAGATACTCTGCATGTGGATACGATTGCACACTCTGTAGGAATTGAGACTAAGGATCCGGATGCCAATTTACACGTTGTTGGTAATGTCTATATTTCCAGTAATTTGACCGTTGATGAAAATACTCTGCATGTGGATACATTGACACACTCTGTAGGAATTGAAACCAAGGACCCCGATGCTAATTTACATATTGTGGGTAACGTCTATGTTTCCAGTAATTTGACCGTTGATGATGACACATTCCATGTAGATGCAACTGCACACTCCATAGGAATTGAAACCAAGGACCCAGATGCCAATTTACACGTTGTTGGTAATGTCTATGTGAGCTCAAACTTAACTGTGGATGAAGATACTCTACATGTGGATACGACTGCACACTCTGTAGGAATTGAAACCAAGAATCCCGATGCTAATTTACATGTTGTGGGTAATGTCTATGTTTCTGATGATTTGACCGTCGCGATAAATACCCTTCATGTTGATGCGGAGTACAAGTCCATAGGACTTGGGACAGTGAACCCAGATGCTAATTTACACGTGGTTGGTAATGTGTATGTGTCCGATGATTTAACCGTCGCGACAAATACACTCCATGTCGAAGCTGGAACCGAGCGTATTGGGATCAAAACAAAGAGCCCCGATGCCGAACTCCATGTCGTCGGTAATGTCTACATAGCTGACGACCTTACCGTGGCTACAGATGCGCTTCACTGCGAAGCGAGTACACAATCCACTGGCCTAGGAACCAAGGTACCTGATGCTAAACTCCACGTGGTTGGTAATGTGTACACATCAGGAGATCTTACTGTAGATGAAAACACGTTCCATGTCGATGCAGTGAACCACGCTGTAGGAATTGAGACAAAGTCTCCGAATGCGAATCTTCATGTGGCTGGAAACACATACATTTCCGGGGATCTCACTGTAGATGAGAATACATTCCATGTGGATGCGACTGCACACTCTGTAGGAATTGAGACTAAGGATCCGGATGCTAACTTACATGTTGTAGGTAATGTGTATGTGTCTTCGAACTTAACTGTTGATAATGATACGTTCCATGTTGATTCGGTGAACCACGTTGTTGGAATTGAGACCAAGACTCCCGATGCCAATCTGCATGTGGTGGGTAATGTGTACGTTTCTTCGAACCTCACTGTGGACACTGATACATTCCATGTGGATGCGGAGTACAACTCCGTTGGAGTTGGGACAGTGACTCCCGACGCCAATCTTCATGTGGTGGGTAACGTGTATGTGTCTTCGAACCTCACTGTGGATACAGATACCTTCCACGTGGATGCCGAGACAAGTCGCGTGGGTCTCGGTACGAAAGCTCCCGCGTACCTCCTCGATGTACACGGAACCTCCAACGTGGGTGCGCTCACGGCAGTTTCCGGGTCGGTCACGAATGACTTTACTGTAGATACGAATACACTTTATGTTGACTCTACAGAAAATAGGGTCGGTATCAAGACTTTGACCCCATCTACCGAACTCCATGTCGAGGGGAATGCGTATATTTCTTCCAACATCCAAGCCTTGACCTATTTCGGTGACGGTGGTCTTCTTTCCAATGTGACCCTCCAAGTCGTTTCCGATCATGGGAACACAACATCCAATACCATTCAATTTACGAATCCCACGACGGCTTTGACGACTGATCTCACGTCGAATGTTGACGTGAAAGTCGACCAACTCTATAATGTAAACTTAGATGCACCACTTGCCGACCAATTACTCGTGTATGACGGGACAGATTGGGTGAATGAATACCCTATACACACGTATATCAAGATTCGAAACGATCTCAACGGGGTAAACATCAACGCGGGTGATGCCGTCTATGTCAAGGGTACACATAACACGAACATCCTTAATGTGGGTCTCGCCCTGTCCGACAGTGCCACGACCATGCCCTGTATCGGTCTCTCAAATCAGACCCTGACCCCAGGTCAGCAGGGAACTGCGGTCGCATACGGTAAAGCACTCAGTGTTGTCACAGATACATTCCTCGCGGGTGAAACGGTCTATGTGAGTAACACTGTACCTGGTGGTTTGTCTAATGTCAAACCCTTTTATACCGATGGTGTGCCAAATCTCATCCAGAATGTCGGCGTGGTCACGAAAATACATGCGAGTAATGGTGGTGTTTTCGTGACGGGTATCGGTCGCGCGAACGATGTTCCAAATGCTCAAGTGGTTCTAGATGAATCGGCTATCAATTGGGTATACGTGAATAATGTGAATAATGATTTCCAAAAGATTGAACCTTCTAATTTATTGACCCAACTTCAAACCCTCCAACAAGTGACTGATACAGGGAACACCACCTCAAATACGATTCAATTCACGAATGCAACTACAGGTCTCATGACCACCTCAAACCTTCAGGTAGGTTCGAACATCTCGGTCACGGGTCTTGTGGATGCCACGAACAAACACGTTCCCATGGTGGGTCTCGATGGGTTCCTGGAAAAGTCTCCCATTTATTTCACACCTGGTGGTACATACGTCGTGAGCGCCGCTGAGGCTGAGTTTTTGGGTAACCTCACTCTCAGTGGTAACACCACGATTCTCAATTCGGAATCCGTGACGATTTCGGATCGGATTTTCGGTGTCGCCGCCAACAACAGTACGACAGAGTTAGATAGTGGGTTCATGATCGAACACCAAGAAGATTTGGGTGGTGGCTTAGAGTACGCGAACGTCGCACTCATTTACCACGCAGTCGATCACCGTTTCTCACTCAGTTACACCCAAAACACGTTCACGGATGATCACATTCTTCACTATGAAGATGAAACCCATAGAATGCTTATTGACCTCATAGGGAATGTCGAGGTCCAACATAATCTAGTGGTGAATGAGACGGTGAATGTCACTGGAACCACGAGTCTCGCGGATGATCTCACAGTGGGTGCCGCCTCCAATCTTTTCGTGGATGTGAGCACCTCTAGGGTTGGTATCAATGAAGCGACCCCGGGTGCGTCTCTCGATGTGGGGGGTGATGTGAAAATTCAAAGTGCCGTGAATGCTACATCCAAAACTTCCGCAGCACTCATGGTCGCGGGTGGTGTCGGTATCGTTGGAGACGTCTATGCGACGAATACCGTCCTCTCGGGTAATTTAACTGTGGATACAGACACTTTGATTGTCAATTCGACAACTGATCGGGTAGGTATCAATAAGGCTGTCCCCACGGTCGCCCTTGATGTTGTCGGTGACGTGGTCATCACTGATGACTTTACAGTGGATACGGATACGTTACACGTGGATTCGGTGACTGATAGGGTGGGTATCAACATAGCGACACCAGATGCTTCTTTGCATGTCGTGGGCAATGCTCACGTACAGAATACGACCGAGGCGTTTTCGACCGTTACTGGTGCTGTGACCATCGCGGGTGGTCTTGGGGTCACCGCGAATGTCCACGCCACACAATTCCATGGTGACGGGTCTAAGTTGACCGGTCTTGTCACGACCCTCGAAGATGTGGCCAATAATGGGAACACGATGTCCAATGTGATTATTTTCGAGAATGAGACGACAGGTCTCGTCACTGATGGAAAGGTGGGTGTTTCGACGCGCGCACCGAATGCCAACCTCCATGTCGTAGGAAACGTCCATGTGGTGGATACGACTGAAGCGTTTTCGACCGTTACTGGTGCTGTGACCATCACAGGTGGTCTCGGTGTCGTCGCGAATGTCCACGCCACACAATTCCATGGTGACGGGTCTAAGTTAACCGGTCTGGTGACGACCCTCGAGGATGTTGCCAATAACGGGAACACGATGTCCAATGTGATCCAGTTTACGAATGCGGATACAGGTTTAGTGACAACTGGTAAAATCGGCGTTTCTACGGCGAGTCCAGATGCCAATCTCCATGTTGTGGGGAATGCCCACGTGGCGGATACGACTGAAGCGTTTTCGACCGTTACTGGCGCTGTGACAATCACTGGTGGTCTCGGAGTCGTCGCGAATGTCCATGCGGCGCAGTTCCACGGTGATGGAAGTCAACTCACGGGTCTCGTGACAACGCTTGAAGATGTCGCGAATAATGGAAACACCATGTCCAATGTCATCATCTTTGAAAATGAAACAACTGGTCTCGTAACTGATGGACGCGTGGGTGTTTCTACACGGGCACCCGATGCGAACCTCCATGTCGTCGGGAATGTGTATATGAGTAATGTTGTGACGATTGCTGGTGGGTTGGTCACGAACAGGGACCAGGTCAGTAAAAAGACCTACGCCTATTCGGGAACAATCGACGCGGGGGATCAACCGTTTATTAACGTGAACTTCACTTCAAATATCTTTTACTCCAAGATTTCCGCACAATTGGTGGATGACAATGAACAATTGAGTACCATGATTCTCGAAGTTTCTGGAGGTTCTAAGAGTGGGGCGACCCCCACGAAAAACATCACCTTGGGAACGATGAACATATTCGGTGATCCAGATAACCCCAACCCATGGGATGAGGATGTGCTCACTACAGGGAACCGTGTCGCTCTACAACCCCTGGGAACTTTGGTAAACAGCGGTGAGTACCACATGTTTATTGAGTACACGTCACCAACCACAGACGGTGGAGTCATGACCATCGACAAGGACTCAACAAGTCAGATTACCTTTGGATACTAAACTATTAAATTAAACGAATCAAAAATCTTATAGACGAAAAGGGTGTATAAGATTTTCTCCGGTACTAATAAATGGTGAAGACTAATATCCAGACATTTTCTGGTGAAGTCGAAATCTTAAGTAATCTACATGTGGGTAATTACTTAACAGCAAACGGCACAGCCTCAAACGTTTTGGATATCACCGGTAACGTTGGTGCAACATTTTTTGTAGGTGACGGTGGCTTTCTTTCGAATATTGCTACAACACTCAACGATATCGTCGCAAACCCCGGTGGAAACACTGTTTCAAACACACTCGTTTTCGAATCTGGTGCGGATGTTACATCGAATACGGCGATCGTGACGTATGCGAACGTCGGGATCAGTATCTCCAATACGGAACCCACCGGAGAGTTCCAACTTTCCATCGGGTCTAATATTTTTGTCAATACCCACGCAGCGAACGTTTTGACGGTCGTGGGTGCCATAGGTTCTGATCTTTTTATCGGTGATGGTGGTCTTTTGTCCAATATCGCGACGACGATCGACCAAATTATCGACCAAGGAAACACAGTGTCCAACACTTTACAACTCATTTCTGGTATGGACGCCACGTCTAATACGGGTCTCGTGACCCATAAAGATGTTGGGATCAGTATTTCAAACACAGCGCCTACGGGTGAGTTCCAGTTCGGGGTGGGCTCAAACCTTTTCGTGAATACCTATAGCTCTAACGTTTTGAGTATTGAAGGGAACGTCAACGCCCAAAAGATGACCCTCGGGACAATTTCAGTCACTTCGGCGTACGGTCTCAACCACGTGACCGCCCAAGGAAGTGCGACTGGGGATACGATTTCTCTGTCTAACGTGACCACGGGTCTTGAGGTGACATCAAACATTACCGCGGGTGGGAATGTTACTGCTGAGACTGTGATTACCTCCGCGAATGTTGAGGTTGGGAACCGACTTAAGTTTGCGTCCAACGTTTTTGTAGATGATCTTCGAATCGCAGATCTCGCTGCGAACCTTGTCACATATGATAAAACGACCGGGGAACTCATGGATTCTGGGGGTCTTTTCGCCAATAAACTGGCGGTCGTTTCGGTTCAACCCCCTTCGGCTTTGACAGCGAATGCGACAACTATCGCGAAACATGGGACGTATACCGTGACTACATCGAGTCTCGCTGAGAATTCCAATGCCTGGAACGCTTTCGATGGGGACTCGGCTGTGGAATGGACCTCTTCCCCCACGGTTGGTCGCCTGTACGATGCAGCAGATACTGACGGCGTCTATGGTGGTACGTCCAATCTTTTCACGGGAAATTATATTCAACCCGGTGTGTCGAGTGCTGGTGAATGGCTCGCGATCGAGTTCCCTTACAAGACGACCCTGCGTCACATGAAACTGACCCCTCCCGCAACACTCCAAAGGTACCCAGCCTCTGCGAATGTCTACGCGACCAACGATTCCTTAACTTGGACGGAGGTGGCACAATGGGGTGACGTGGATCCCGTGACGTCTTCGAACGTCCAAACCGTGGTCGTGAATGCCACCGAATCATTCAAAAAGTATGCGATGGTCGTGACCAAAACGAATGGGTCGGGTACGGACACGGGTCTTGCCAAGTGGGACCTTTTCGCGGAATCCTTCTCGATCGATGGTGGACAGATCTCGATGGCACAACAACC